AGTCAGCTGACTGTCCTTCCTGATCACTTCGCACTCTCCTGTCAACTGCCAGTGTAAATCGTGAAATTGCCATCGGTTCTGCGCCTTCTGTATATCGTGTCTGTGCATCCCTTGTCAGCCGCCCCATCAATATGACTTTATTCATCTTTTGTCTTCCTCTCTTTCTTTGTGCCTTTGGCTGCTGCCTTGATGATCTCTGATACAATCAGAATGACCAGTGCTGCCAGAATCGCGATGAATCCTATTTGCAATATAATCACAATAATTCCACCCAGATTGCTGATTGCTTCTTCAATCCATATACTTCGCATGTTTCTTTCCTCCTGTTATCTTCGGCATATCATGTCTTCATAAAGTTTCTTGTATGTGTCGCGCTCTGCTTCAAGCCTGATCATCTGCTCACGCGATGCCCCCCCCGATTGATTTTCGACATATCCCTTCGTGTCTGCACCTGCATCCAGTTTCAATGCGATTTGAAGCGCAATGTCGATCTGCTGCATTTCTCTGTCTGTCACACTTCCGATCCTGTTATTCAATCTTTCAACACTGACTGTTGTCGGCTGTTCGCACAGTGCTTCAGATACCCTTCCAGTCGTTCTGATCGTCACATGCGTTGACATGTCCTTCTTCGGCTGTGATGTCAGGAACACAACGACCACATCACCGCTGTGTTTGTTCAGGAAGTCAGCTGATACAATGACCGCTGGTCTGTCCTTCCTGATCTCGTTTCCTCTCTGCCCTCTGTTGTTATTGATATAATACACATCGCCGCGTCTGACATCGAACTGCTGCTGTTGTCTTGTGAAATGTTCGTACATGCTTTTTATTCCTCCGTATATTCTCCATATTTTTCCTTCAGCATCTTTGCGCGTGCCTGAATGTCGTCTGCAAGTTCTCTTTCCTTGTCTTTGTAGGTCTGCGCTCTTGCTGGCTTTCTTGCCCTGATTGCGTTCTGGATTGCTGTCTGGTACTGTCTGCGCTTCTGGACTGCTATGCGCTGTACTCTGTCCATAATCGTGATCGTGTAATGTGCGCCGCAGATCGGGCATTCATAATACTGTTCGATCACATCATCCCCATCTTCATCCTGCGTGATCACTTTTTTCTGAATCTCTATCATGTCAGGTGTGAATGTTGCGTTGCATTTGTTACAGATTATTTCATTCATACTGCTTCCCCTTCCTGCAATTAGCTGAATCGCTGAATCTTAATCATTTTCGCTGCAAATCTTCCCAGAAGTTCTTCTTCCTTGCTTTCCTTTTCCTCTTTTGTCATTTCCTTGCGGTTTTCTGCGAAGTCTGCCATTTCATCCAGAACGTCTGCTGCTTCTCTGAATGTTTTCGCCATTTCTCTCACTTCTTTGCTGTCCTGCATCTGCTTTTCCTCCTATGCTCCAAACTCCATTACTTGATTGTCAATATAATCTGCTGCGACTGCTGCCGCCTGTTTACTGTCTGCGATCAGGTCAGGACATGTCCTGCAATCCTGACCATTTTCTTCGCACTGCTCCTGTTCGTGTTCTGATACATCTTCAAACTGTTTGTCATACCATCTGCAAAATGCCATTGTCCTTCCTCCTTTCCCTCGCTGCCGATCTAAACATCATTAGCAGCATTTCTTGAACTGATCTGTCCCTGTCTTTTCTTCTTGCCTTCCTGATACACTTCAAGTCGTAGCATGTCCCTTTGTGGTTCAATCCGTCAGGAACATACACGCCGACATTGTATGGAACTTCATTGCTCACTGCTGCATATACTTCTTCAGGCATTACATAATAATTAAAATCGCCCAGAAAGTTGTGTCCGTTTTTTGAATGGAAGTCTTCAACCGATGACTTCACTTCGTAGCAATAAAAGTCGCCTTTTTCAATTCCTGAAGGTGTGTTGTTCTTTGGCTTAAAAAGCATATAGTCAACGCGTTTCCCTTTTGATGTTGAATAATCAAAGGTCACTTCACGCGCCCAGTATATTCTTGTATCGTTATACGGATTTATGTGTTTTTCTACTGACAATGACAGCATCTTTGTCGTTTCTGGTCTGTTGCTCATTATTCTTCGCCTGCCTTTACTTCTCCCAGTCCTAAAATGCAATAGCCGTCTTCAAGCCCTGTGAAGTCTTCCAGCATGTACACAATTTTCTTTTCGATTGTTCTGCCTGTCGTTGTTCCGTCCTTGTATTCGTGCATCACGATTATGTCGCCTTCTTTATATCCGCGGTCATTCTTTCGCAATTCAAATGTCTTGCGCCCTGTTTTGACATCATCAAAGAATGTTGTCCCCAGTTTCACGTCATGCACTTTCTTTTCCTGTTGCGAAGGAAGCTGCTGCATCTTTTCTTCGTCTGCCTTCTCGCGAAGTTTCTTTGCTGTTTCTCTGTCAATCGCGTCCTGTTCTTCGTTGTATCTTTCTTCTTCGGTCTTTTCGGCTTCTGCCTTATTCACATACTGATCGCAGCTTTGACATGTTCCTGTCTTCACATTGCATTCTGAATATCTCTGGCAGCTATAACACAGCGATGTGATGCTTTCTGGGTGTGCATCTTCCCATTCTTCTTTGTCCTGATTGTCCGCATCGTCTTCTGCTTCTTCGATGTCTTCGTCATCATCTGCAAGCTGTCCTTCATCGTCCAGTGTCATTTGACCTTCAATCTGTTCTGATGCTGCCTTTTCTTCCTGCTGCTTCTTGATCTCTTTAACCTCTTTGAAAGTCAATCCGTTTTCCTGATAGCGTTCCAGCATTTCTGCCTGTGCTTCTTCATTCATTCCGCTGATCTCATAGGCAGCAGAAAATGTCAGACGACCTTCTTTCAGTTCTTCAGCAAATTCAGGGATCAAGTGCTTGTTGATACTCTCAATCTGTGCGATCTTTGTCGCTGGCATTTGAAGCATCTTCGCGATAACATCACGAAGGCGACCGCTGTCAAGTTTATAGCCTTTGACTGTCTTTCCTTCCTGTTTCATTCGCTGCAATATGTCTTTCAGCTGCTTTTCTTCTTCCAGAATGTCTGCGACTGTCTTGTTTCGATAATCATTCGCAATGATCAGGCGCAGCATTTCTTCATCTGCTGACGCTGGTGTCTGAATCTGACACGTTACCATTTCAAAATCTGTATAGCCCTGTTCGACAAGCAACTTCAGGGCGCGCCATCTTCTTTCGCCTGCCGTTATTCTGTATTCGCCCTGATCACAAGGATCGTGAACGACTTCAAGATTTTCAATCAGCCCGACAAGCAATATCTTCTGTGCAAGCGGTTCAATGTCTGTGACTGAATAAAAGTTCTTGTCATTGCTGTATAGCTTTTTTATACTAATGTCCTTCGTCCTGAATCTTGCCTTTGGCGTTTCATCGCCGACTGCTGCCTTCTGTGCGTTTTTGTTAAGCTGCTCCATTACATTCCACGCCATCTTCAATCCTCCTTTTCTCTGAAGCATATTTCTATTGCATCCAGTTCGCTGTCTGTCGTGTGCTTCAGGTCAATGTGTGAATCATCTTCCTTGTACTCCTTTTTGTTTATTAATGCCCTGATCTGCTTCTTTAGCTTGTCTGTATCAATCACAATCTTCAATGTCTTTCTGGCTTCGCTTATTGCTTTGTCAATCTGTCTGTCCGACATGTTCGGTGTACTGTCAATCTTTTCGATGTGCTTCCTGAAGTCTGTGTCGTCCAGTTCATAGAATTGTGACATCCTGTCCCTGAATGCTTGCAGCTGGTTTTCTGCATACTCCTTCATGTCTGCTGCTGCCTTCAGCTTTTCAAAGTCTTCAATGCTGATTGTGACTTGCCCTTTTAATTCCATCGCATTCCATCCTCCCTTCTTCTCTTTACATTCAGTTTCAATGTCACTTTCGGAACTCCGATGCCAGCTTTGCGAAGGTATTCTGACAGCCTTGCAAGGTCTGTGACATAATTTTTTCGTATACGCTGCCATGTATTTCGTCAACGTAGTATTGTTCTTCGTTGCCGTAGATCGTTATGTCATCGTGCGCAGTCAAAAGTGTCTTGATTTGATATGCAAGCGTCTTCCCTGTCCTTCTTCCTTCATGTGGATATGTGATGCCTTGTGACAGGATATATTCTGACTGCCATGTTTCAAGTTTTATTCCCAGCGCGTGTTCGATTCTGTCAAGCGTCTTTTCGTTGCAGCCATACATGTCAGAATGTAACTTTGCAACTGCATTTCGTGTCATTGCGTCTGCGCCATATTCATCGCCGTCCGCTAATGTAAAGGAATACGCCCTGTTTGTTTTTGTGTTTTTGATGTACACAAGATTTCTTTCCAGCGTTCCTTCCGTCTGCCTGATTTCGACTTTCAGATTTTCTTCGTTTTTTGTGATTCCTGTGATTATCTCATACACTCCCATGTTCACACCTCTTTCATCAATTCGTATGTTGCTGCACGATAGTCCTGCGTCACGATGCAGTTTTTTGAAAACTTTGGAAGCGGCACTTGTGCGACTGTTGACTTCTCTGCGATTATTGATCGCCTGATCGCTGTTGCGAAGCAATCGTGTCCTGACTGTGTTTTCAGCCATTCTTCAACCTGAAGTGTCGTCTGGTTCTTCTGGCGCATCGTCATCAATACTTTCATGCGAATGTCAGGATTTATCCTTCTGAACGATGTCAGCTGACTGTCCATGTTTGCAGCTGCTTCAATCTCGAAGCCGCCAATCTTGACAGGCACGATCACAAGGTCTGCTGCAATCATCACATTTGTGACTGTCATGTCCATAAGCAATCCACAGTCAACAATGCAATAGTCATATACTGTTCTGACTTCGTTCATTGCCGCCGCGAATCGAAGGATCTGATCTTCTCCATCTTCCTGAAGCAGCAACATATTTGTTCGCATCAAATATCCGTTCGCTGGTATGATGTCGATGTTCCCATATGGCGTCGTCTGGATCAGGTCTGTTGTCGAATATTCGCCGCCTGCTGCCTGATGATTTTCAAGCAGTTCCGACATTCCCTGTCCTTCAGGATCGAATCTGTCATATAAAAGTGACACGTTCCCCTGCTGGTCTGCATCGCAGATCAATACTTTCTTTCCTTTTTCTTCGCCCATTATGTAGGCGATAGCTGCTGCGGTCATTGTCTTTCCGATGCCGCCTTTTTGATTCATTACTGCTATTATTTTCATTGATGTGCTTTCCTCCTGTTTATTATTTTCATGTGTCTTCTTAACCTTCTCGCGTGTTCGTCCGTCACAATGTATTTGTCACAATCTTGAAGTCGCCTGTCTGTTCCTTTTCCGTCATAATGCTTGCAATAGTCGCATGTGAAGCAAGGTTCTTTCATTTCTCCTGTGCATGTGTCTGGCGTTTCCACATTGTTTGCAAGGGAAAGCATATTGTTTTCTGACTTCTTTTCGCTCTGGCTCTTTCGGTATGATCCCAAGTTCCTGCAATGTGATTTGATGTGCTTTCCTATCGTCTTTCATTTCTTTCCTTCTTGCTGTTCTCCCAGCTGATCACTGCTTCCCTTGCCCTGTCGTATAGGTCTGTGTCGTTCGCTTCTTCAACCTTGATGATCTGTTGTCTGTCTGTTCCTTCGCCCTTGTATATTTTTATCCAGCCATCATCGTATATTGAAGTGTGGCTTGACATCCGCAGTCCGTACCTTCTTGCAATCGGTCTGTATATGTCGTAAAACTGTCTGACTGCTGCCGCATATCCGTTCATGTCCTACACCTTCAGCGGTTTCACTTCGCCGTCTTTCCATACGCTGTTGTTCTGGACTGACATCATTGCTTTGTTTTCTCCTTCAATGAACATTGCTTTGATTCCGCTTCCGTCAATCAGATTGACATATTCTTCGATGACTTTGATCGCTTCTTCCGCTGTGTAGCATGTCGCAACATAGTGTCCTGCTGCTGCCATGTCGGTCAAGAACTCTTTCTGTGAAGGCTGGTGTCTTCCCTTGTCGTATTTCATTTCGATGTACAGTCCGCAATATATTCCCTTCGGATATGGCAAGCACAAATCAGAAACGCCTGACTTCACGCCCATCTGCTTCAGCTTTACTGCTTCGGCTCTGTTCCTGCTGCCGCCGTTCGGGATATGATGCAGCCATTTCAGTTCAGGATATTTCTGCATCTGCCAAGAAGCCCAGCTGATGACATTGATCTGTTCGGTATCTTCCGAACGCATCGCATACTTCATATTCATCGCGCTTCCTCCATCTTCTTCATGTCCTGCATGACATCGCCAGTGAATCCCAGCTGCTTCATTTTCTTGAATGCGATCAGGTCTTTTATGCCTGACATTTTTATGATCCAGTCCTGAAGAAGCAATCCTGACTTTTTATACATATCCCTGACTTCTTCCCTGTGTGCTGCCAGCACATCCGCTGTGCGTGTGATGATGATTTTTCTTTCAATGCTGTTCGGTGCGATTCCTTTTCGGTTCAGTTCTTCTTCAATCACTTTCACTGCGTAGATTTCTGCGTTCGTGACTGCATCTTCCAAGCACAATCTTTTTTTGTTGTCCACTTTTATTCCTCCTTCGTGTCCTGTCTTTCTTTCTCTGCTTTCAGCTGTGCTGCTCTTTCCATGATCGCTGTGTTGTAGCTGTATTTATACACACCATGATTCCACAAGTTTTCCTTTGCGCCTGCTGCTCCGTAGTTGTAGACCGCCAGAACGTAGTATGGACGCACATCTTCTGGAACTTCCTGCAAGCTGTCCTGAATCTCCTTCAGGTAATCAATGCCGACTGTCACATTCTGATATGGATTTGTCAGATCAGTGCAGTTCAGGCGTTGCATTCTTTCTTTGTGCCATTTCTGCGCTATCTGCATATATCCCCATGATGTGCCGCCATCGCCTGAAGCGTTCCAGTTGCATTCGCTTTCCTGTTCGATCAGTGCGAACACCATTTCATAGTCAACACCATAGTTCTGACAAACAATGTATGTATATATCTGTGCCATTACTGGAAACTTGCCGCCTGCTGCCTTGCATTCGTCTGATATTTCGTGATAGCAGAATCCTTCCATGTCTTCGCCACTCCAATCCTGTGACATTGTATTGAATGGATATTCTTCATCTGCATCCAAGTCACTTTCTGTCTGTTCTTCTGCTTCGCTTTCCTGTTCTGTTGCCGTCTTTCCTTTTGCGCTGATCATGTCGCCGATCGCAAATGCCAGCATTACCGCCACATATATTGTGATGAATGTGATCAGGATTGCTGCTGCCGTCTTCGGTTTGCGCTGAAGAAAGTTCTTTGCTGTCCTGATGAAGTTATGTACTGCATCGTGCAGCTGTCTTCTTCTTTGCCTTCTTCTTCGCTGTTTTCTGCTTAATCTTACTTGTTGCTTTGTCAATCTTTTCTCCTTTCTCTGGCTGTCTATACATTCTTGCGTATATGTAGAATCTGCCATTCATGTTGTTGTATCTGACTTCATACGATGTCAGCTTGTAGCCGTCTGCTGCATACCATTTCTTCAGCTTGTCTTCCAGATCGCATCTACCTGTGACGATTTCGTCAACATCCTTCTGCTTGAATTTATAGTGATTCTTTTTCACTTCAGGCTTTTTCAGTCCTTTGCTTGCTTTCCATGCCTTTTGATACTTTTCAACTGGTTTCGGTTCTTTGCCCTTCTTTTCAGGGTGCTTCTGTTTCGTGATGTAGTTCGCCATTCCTGACAGTCCATGTTCATCCTTCTGAAGCCTGCGCACTTGATTCCTGCGCCCCTTCTTCCACTTTTCTTCAACCGCTTCCAGCCCCATGTCGCCATCGCACACAAAATGATGATGCCAGCGTCCTTTGTCTGAACACTCTGTCACATACACATAACGCAGGTTTGCAAGTCCCTTCTTCCTTCGCTCATAGTTTAGTCGTCCTATGTACAGCGTCATATCGTGCTGCGCTTCCTTCATGCTGTTCGGCATGTTGTCGTCTGTATATGTCAGTGTTCCCCAGATGTCATTGTCCGTGAAGTTCGCATTGATCGTCCGTTCACATTCCTTCCTGCTGTTCTTCTCATTCAGATTTCTTTGTGCCTGTCTTTGCTTCTTCAGCTTTGCTTCGTCTGGTATCTGCTCTTTCTGTCCTCTTCTGAACTCTGGATATATTTCAACATCCATCTGCTCTGCTGCCTTTATCTCCTTAGTGGCATATATTGATCTGACCTTGCCTTCATTCAGCATCCTGCACATGTTGTCTTCTTCCAAGTCAGTCAACATCTTCTGGTATGCTGCTTCATAGTCACAATCTATATACACAGCCTTCTTCCTTCTCTTCATGTCCTTCTTTGCTCCTGTTATAGATAT